AAACACCTCACTTTATTATTCGTTAAAGGTCATTTCATCCTACTGCTAACTAGCCAGTTAATATTACTGAGGTCAGGTTCTTATCTCAATTGAATAGCCTGTAACAGAATCAATACGCCTTAAAATAAGGTGGCGCATGATAAAGTTTGTCTGTTAGTCGAGTGCGTGATTCAGTGAGGTGTATATTTGAAGTTTGGTACTGGTATGGGCTTAATCCGTGGCGATCAGCATGTTGACCTAAACGCCTAAAATCACACTTAATATATTGATTTAACTACAATATAGGCGTTGACCACCCCTATTCTAACCACTTAAATTTATTCCTACTACGCCATTGGCTGACCGCTCACGCGATTAAAGTCTCATTCACCCCCGTGCGGCGAGATTTTAACAAGTGTGAACGGTCAGCAAATGACATAGATGGTTGTCTAGGATATTACTTTTGACGCAAACAAAAAACCCCGCGAGTGCGAGGTCTGAAATTAATAAGCTGTGTGACATTGCTATCACTCTTATCACAATAGCAGCATTTTTGCGTACGCGTTAGTGGAATTTAAAATTTATCGTTGTAAAGTTTAAAAATCTATTATGAAATTATTGATAGTTTTCTAGGAATATGCGGATGACTGCAAAAAAAATCAGTAAAACACGAACAATAAGGGTTGGTTTTTTTACAAGTGATCATGACAGAGGTAATGGGATCCCTAGTGCCAATCTTGCCTTTGATCAAATATACAATGATACAAATGAAACTTTACCTAAAGCTTATTACTCAACCAAAATTAGTAATAACCTTAAAATTGTATTATTGGAAAAAGATGAAAAAGTAAACTTTTACTTTGGTTATATATCTCACTCTAGGGATACACTTCTTCCTTTTATTGAAGACAGTGAAACAAGGAGTGAAAGATCCATACCTTTAGGAGAAAAAGACTGGATTACAGAGAGAACGTATTTTTTGTACTACTACCAAAATGATATTTTAGTTTTATCATTGAACCATCTAGGCCCAAAAGCCAACGATTTAGCATCTTTGCTCCGTGAAAAAATAGAGTCTCAAATTTATTTTGAAGCAATATGGAAAGAAGATAGCATGAAAGAGCTACTTGAAAATAATAGCATCCTTCGTAGCTGTGATCTTACAATTGCAGCTCCCAGAAATTTCAATGCAGCAAACTATAATCTTGAAAATAATTTATCAAAACAAATAATTTCAATGGTTTCCGGTTTAGGTGGCTCTCATTTAAAGTTATATTTGCGAGGTAGAGCAAGGCCGAAAAACAAAGGATTTAGTTACTTATCTCAAGATATAAAATCAAGCATAAGAGAACTATTGGAATTATTTTCCATCGGTTCCGGCGGACTGAAAATCAAAAAGGCTGAGATCACGGAACCCTCTGACCCCAAACCAAAAAGCCTTTTAGAGCAGGTTCTAGTTGCAAAAAAAAGAATTAATGTAATAGGTGCTTACCTTTCTGATTCCGATATCAGGACAGCTATGATTTCAGCTAAAATTGAATACAAAAACTATATTTCCCAATATGAATCTTAGAGAATAAACCTCAATAGAAGGATGGCTAATGAAAAAAATTAGTGTTATTTTAAAAATGTTATTACTATTAGTCATCACTATTATTAGTGGTAAATTATTTAAGCCTATACCACACGTAGAAATATTAACCATAGCAGGTGTGTTATCAACAATATCAGGTATTTTATTTGGCTTTGTGTTGGCTTCAATATCTATCTTTAGTAATGGAGACAACAGGAAAGACAGCGCCATTAGTGCATTAAAAAGAAATAACATCTTGCCTGCAATAATAAATAAATTATTATCTACCGGATTTACTCTTATATTGGCTTGTTTATTCCCTATGATAGCTATGTTCCTGTCTCCCAAGTTGGAAATATTAGGCAGACCTATTGATTATATCTTTCTGATTCTGGGGTTTTCTTTTTTTATCTTATCATTAATTACATTTATTAATTGCTGGAGGAAGCTAAAAATCATATTCCCATCACTCTAAATGAGAGAGGAAAAACCTCTCTCACTATTATTTAAGAGGTATGAATCACACAAAATACTCCATTAATAAATCCTTCCGCCATTTGGATTTCTTTCCGCACAGTTCCATCTGAGCACTTTCGCCATTTCGCTATCTTTCTCAGTGAAATACCATATACGTAATGCAATATAACTAGCTCGTATTCATCGGGACGATGCTTTTTGAGTCTGGCGACACAACCATCAACCATGATTCCTTCATCATCTGTACATTGGAGGCGTGATTTACTGGTGTATGGTAGCAATCCTTTAAAACCTGCGGCTATTGGCGACCAATCTACATCGCTATTGTCTGCTGCCGCCCATGCTCCCCAGCGTTCCAATACCATCTGAATATCACGCATCTGCACACTCTCCCACCAGATTGAGGATAATCCTGTCGGTCAGCGCACGATCATGGAACCGCTCTTCCCCTAATACCCACTTACAAACCTCAATCGCTTCCTGACGACTCACAGGCTGAATGGTGGCGAGTTTCTTTTCGATATACTCTTCCCGGTCATAGATATAGTACCGATCAGCATCACCGAATCCGTCCGGATACAACTCTTTATCCGCCACATTGCGCATCTGATATAACCAGCTCCAATACAGACACTCACGGACCACATCAGACAAGGTGTGCGGTTCAGGTAGCTGCTCGGCAAAGCCTTTTGCTGTAGCCTGACGCAATTTCTCAGTTTCGATAATGCGATCACCATGCATACACCCTTCCGCCAACTCCTTTTCATTCCAGTAGTAGCCGGACTCATAAATTTCAGCTAGCTCACCGACCAGCATTAATTTTTCCGGCTCGGTCAGTTCCAACGCTGCTTCATAAGTAGCAAAAACCCCCCTGACCTGACTGGCTTTCTCAACCTGTGCTTTCGCCCGATCAAGGTAGCTTTGCGGGTTATCCATGCCGATAGAGCCAAAAGCAACCTGAAACGGGTGCGCACCGGTTTTCATCAGATAGTCAGAATATTTCTGCTGCGCCTCTTTCGGGGTTATTTTAAGTTTTTTCAGTGCGGCTTCAGCGGCCTCAAAGTGGGCAGGTTCATTGGTCTTAATGACCGCCAATACCCACAGGTAAGCATCTACCTGTTTGTTACCCGTGATCTTACGCTGAACGGGTAGCGGTTTGACCGTGGCTAGTTCAGTGCTGTAAGTCGGTTCAGGAATAGTAAAAAGTGCTTTGTGTACTAAGTTGTCCGTCATTATGCTGCCTCTCACGGCTTGATGACTATAATGTTTAGTTTGTATGGTTTCGTCTTCACATCAGCTGTGTTTCTGAAACTTTTCCGTCATCATCCATTGGGTAGAATGCGCTCAATTCATACTCCCAGCCATTATCAGTAGCACCATCTTCATACTTAAAAGAGAAAGTGAACAAATAATCTCCCTCCCTTTTTATTTCTGGCGCGAGTCGCATAAATCCCTCCAGATCTTTTAGTTCATCAATGACCGTTTCACCTTCCACATAACAAATGAATGGATGAATTTCTTTTTGATAATGGACTTTTAAGGTAATCTTCCTCATACATTTGCTCCTTTAGCAAAACGTTTGTGTGGCTTGTTATCGGTGTTCTGGCAGACTTTGGCGGCCTCTTCCTGATCAACCGAAACAAAGTGACCATTACGGAATCGTTGGTAAACCGTACCAAGCTGACCAAACCTGTTTTTGGTGACGATAATTTCTGCGTAGGGTGCAGCGGGGGAATTTTCTTCGTATACGGCCTCACGATACAACATAATGATGCTGTCCGCGTCCTGCTCAACACTGCCAGAATCGCGCAAATCTGCATTTACCGGGCGTTTATTGGTGCGCTTCTCAACATCACGAGACAATTGGCTTAAGGCAATAACTGGAGTATGAGTGTCTTTTGCCAACCGCTTTAAACTGGCTGAAATATGGGCGACTGCCAGATCATTTCGCTCTGCCTTTGGCTTATCAATTAGACCTAAATAATCCACCATGATAAGAGACAGTGCCGGATGTGCTTTCTTGTGACGCTTAGCAATAGACATTATTTGCTCGACCGTTAGCTTACTCGCATCAACAACCCATACATCTAACCCTTGCAGCCTGCCAATACCGCCTGCCACTCTCGCCCAGCCTTCGTCGTCCATTCTGGCGGGGTTTCGCAAGGCTGAGACAGCCAGACTGGATGCACCCGCTAACTGACGTTCAATAATCTGCTGAGAGTCCATTTCCATTGAGAAAATCAACACGCCGCGCTTCTGGTCAGTGCCGGTGACTTTCTGACTTGCGACACCCTCCGCGACTTTCAGAGCGAACTCTGTTTTACCCATGCCGGGACGGGCAGCAACAATCACCAGATCGACCGGGTTGATACCGCCTGTTATCTCGTCCAGCTCATCAATGCCGGTCTTCAAGGTATCGGACTGCTCGCCGTTCTTGAGTCGCTTTTCCAGTACTTCGGTGTAATCGTCTAATAACTCAGAAACATGCAATGGCCTGATTTCATCGCGTGGCTTTCGAACTTCCATTGCCTGAGAGATAAACCAATCCATCGACTCCGCCGCATTCTCAATCGTGCCAGTCAAAATGCGCTCTCTGGCTTCGTCCATCAGCTCAATCATTTTCCTGCGTTCATGATTGGCTGAAACCATGTTTGCATAGCCTTTCAGGTTAGCAGCACTGGGACAATTTTTAGCTATCACCATGACGTTGACGAAGTGATCTTCTCCCATTGCATCAGCTACCATCAGAGAATCAATCATCCCTCGCGTTTTTGCTTGTGAGCGAATGATCCTGAACATCTCACGGTAGAATCTTGAGTGAAACACTTCCGGTTCTAGCGTTGCCAGTACGTCGCTGGCATCCTGTGATAACCCGCTAATCAGCAAGCCGCCAATCACGCTGGCTTCGTACTCATGGTAGTTTTCGATATAATCAGTCATCACCTTTCCCCGCAAATTTCCCTTCACGAACGCCTGTCAGCGTTGTTTCTCTTAGCAAAAAATCAATATCAGCCGTCCAGCCCCGATTACTCTCCCCGAAGTAAAATGGTCGAGCCATGCCAACAAATGCCCTGACGTAAGCTCTCCAACCGTTAACATTCGGAGTGGCTAGCTTTGGAATGATTTTATTTAAGGCTCTTTGGCGCTTGGTATTGGCCTCCACAGCGTGAGGGAGTCTGTCACCGACCTCTTCGTTGTAAGCATTGAGATATTCGTCGTAGTTGATTTTTGGGGTAGGTTTTCGCTTTTTAGGTTTAGCAACCTCATCCACATTCCCCTCGTGAGGGGTAAGGGGTGTATTATTATCTTTCTTTTCTTTTGTAATAGTTTCTTTTGTGTGTCCCTGTTTTGGTGACAACCCTGTCACGCTTTTGGTGACACTTTTTGTCACGGTTTTGGTGACAAAGTCACTATTCTGGTGACAGTCTGGAATTTCCCATTCAGAAAGGTTCTTGTTTGGCCCTATCATCATTCCAACTTTTACTATCACTTTCATGTTGATAAGCTCGTTCTTTGCCTTGTTTACTTTCTGTCTTGGTAGTCTGGTTAACTGGCTCAGCTGACTATCTGAAATTCTGTCCACTTTTTTATTGAAGCCGTATGTTTTTCTGCAAATAGCATGAGCGACTTTAGCTTGGTTTCTGGTTAGATTTGCTCCAATTAATTCTTCATAGAGATTATTTGCAAGCTTCGTATATCCATCGTCTATATTGGCCACTCGACTCTCCATCTCAAAGGTTGCTGGCCTCAACTGAATGACGTTATTTAATGCCGGGCTACCCATTTGCAACCTCCGGTCTGAAGGTTCCGAGAATTTCGTTGAATTGATCTACCGAAAAATCTTCTTTAAGGAGATCTTCAAGAAATTGGTTTGGAATGAAGGTAAATCCGTCTTCTTTTGGCAAGTGCAGCAAAAGCTCTTTAGCTCTCCGCTTGTAATCCTCAATTTTTATAACGTTACACATGACACCCTCCAGACAACTTTTATCGATGTTCTTTTTGTAACCTTCCCAGTATCTCCTGTATCCATGTGCCATCGTCAGGGTCAAAATGCGATAGCATGGTCACTTTGGTGTAATCAGGAAACATCACTCCCTCTCAGGTGGCGGGAAGACTTTAGGCAGATCAGGGCGTAGTTCGTGGGCTTGAACGACTTCATCTGCAAAAAGTTGATCCAGACTGCATTTCACCCCTTTTTCCTCCAGAGCATGAATTAATCTTTTAGAAATAATTATGTCTGGTACTCTAATTCCTGTTTCATAATGGCTGATGGCAGAAGGTGTTAATCCAACTAACTCAGCTAAATCCTTTTGTTTTAGCTTTGCTATTTTTCTGTATTTTTTTATCGAGTTCATAATTTTCCTCCATGGTGAGGATAATATACGCCATTGTGTGTATAATCAATACATAATGTATATTGAGATATTCATAAATCAAAAAGAGAATTAATACATGAAAGAAATATGGTATGAGCTGGCAAAGTCCAGAATGAGAAAATTAGGGATATCCCAAGAAAGACTGGCTGAATCTTTGGATGTTACCCAAGGAGCGATTGGACATTGGCTAAACGGAAGGAGGATACCCTCTGTTGAAGTGATTATGGCGTTAATGAAAGCTATAGGACTTGATAATGTTAGTTTTGATTCAAAAGGCCTAGTAACTCACGCAGAAGAAAGCGAACCAACACTAAACGCTCATTTTGATATCGATCATAGAAATAAAACTAATCTTTTGAAAGATAGACTAAAAACCATCCTATTCAGAGAAAAATTGAACCAAAGAGAGTTAGCAGGATTATTAAATGTTAGCGCTCAAACGGTAAATAACTGGTTGAGTAGGAATTCTATTAGCAGGGAGGCGGCGCAAGATATCAGTGAACAGCTTGGATATTCTCTTGACTGGCTTTTAAATGGCGTTGGTGAACCAAAACTAAGTGATGCATCAAGGCATCATCCTGCATCAGAAATCCCTCCAGAAAGTGAGTGGACAACTATCGCGCCATGGGATAGCGAAACCCCATTAGATGGCGATGAAGTAGAAGTTCCGTTCTTAAAAGATATTGAATTTGCGTGTGGCAGCGGTAAATGCGTAGATATGGATTACAACGGCTTTAAGTTAAGGTTCTCTAAAGCAACATTAAGACGAATTGGTGCACCCAGTGATGGCTCCACAATCCTTTGTTTTCCTGCGAGAGGCGATAGTATGGGGCCAATAATACCAGATGGTGCAACTGTAGCTATCGACACAGCAAACAAAAATATTATTGACGGAAAGATTTATGCGATTGAGCAAGATGGATTAAAGAGAATCAAATGCTTGCATCGAAAACCGGGTGGAAAGTTACTTATCCGAAGTTATAACCGCGATGAGTACGAAGATGAGATAACCGACCAGAATGACGTAAATATTATCGGGAAGATATTTTGGTACGCTGTAATGCTTAACTGAACGCCCTGCCTTTTTTACATCGCTTATCGTTTTATATAACCCTCATGTTGAGGGTTTTTTTATACTCTTTAACTTATTTATGTGATGAAAAGCACATTTATAACATTATCCTCAAAGAGATTATCCTTAAAAATCAATTAACTAAGAATGACTGTGTATTTTAAGCATAAATACTTGTTGATCCATCTAAATACAATACGTATTATTTGTACACACATAGAATGAATCGTGTTAGTTTTTTTTGAGGGCACCTTATGTTAACCAAAACTAAAGAAATTGAAAAAAAAGCAGCTCAATCCAGCACTATATTAGCAATGTTATCTAAACATAATAAAACAATGGAGCCTACGGATATTGCTGTCTTGATAGATTTAGCTAGCGAACTCAGTGCTGACATATCTAGCTGGTTTCTTGAAGAGGAGAATTAAAACCATTTAGCAATTAAATAGGGATTATAGAGTGAATTTATTATTTCCGATGAACAATAATTTAAATTTACAACAGGCAAACCATGAAGATTTTTCTATTCGCTGCAATTGAGCGCGCCAACAAAGAGCAAACACGTCCTATATGCGTTAAAGCTCAGGCGCTCAATGAACAAGAAGCAAAAAGGTTATTAGCTCCCGTATATGTAATCTATGGCTGGATGGGGCAAATAGTTAATAAACAATAAGGCCAATCAACATGAAAACAAAAATATCAGCTGTTGATAAAATCCGTTTACAAAATGCACTAGATATTAATGCAGAAATGGAAGTTTTACTAATACGATTATTGCCAGAATTAAAAAAGTTCATTAAGGATGATAGTTACTTTTCGTTACGAACATTAAAGCGATTATTAACCTGTTAATTTGAAGATCTTACTGAATTAAATAATAACTTCGAATAAAGTTTAGGGTGGAATATGTCAAACAAACTACAAACCGCCGTCGAAATTGCAGAAGAGATTAAATTACAATTAATTCCAATGATGGTGGAAATTGAAAATGAAGGTGAAGAAGATACATATATAATGTGTCGAGGGATTTACCGCCAAATGAAAGGATTAATTGAAAATTTAAAAGAAGTCTCAGGGGGGGGGGTAATCAGGGAAATAATAATGAATCTCTGTGTAACAAATTGGAAGTTAGCGCGAGTAAAGTAGAAGGACTGAGAGCATATATTGCTTTATTACTCGAAAATGAAAGTGATGATCAAAGCGCTCACTTACTTAGTATAGCTTTAGATATAGCTTTCGGAATAGGTAAAGAAATAGCTCAAGTCAGAGGCTTGGAATATTAATAAACAACAATGAGAAATTATTATGACAACATTAAAACCCATAGAAGTTGCCACTAATGCTGACGTCGTGATTGAAACACGTGAAGTCTATGTTGTTGACGGTGCTAGCCGGGCTTATTTAAGTGAAAGTGCGGCACTGAATAAATTAGCTTATGTTCGTGCGCAAGAGCAATTCGA